AAACTGCTCTACATTGTTAGGTTGCACCTTGGGCGAAAGAGCATCTTCTGAAAAGCTTGATCTATCAACATTTCAAGGCATAAAAAAGACGACTCAGGATTGTATCCGTTTTGTCGTCCTTTTATGGCTAAGGACTGAGTGATTGATACAAATAATTAGTATCCCCTAATGGCTCCTACGATAGAATCCGTATTCCATTTAACTATCTTGTCTGCTGCATTCTTAACAGCCGAAGAAGTTCTTTCTGAACCCCAAGGCTCTATTGCAATAATGCGTTTTCCCATTTCCTGAGCAAGCGCAATTTCAATGTTAATCCATTTGCTATAGGTCGAATACACTCCGGCCAGTATTAACACACAACTGGTAGGACGAATTTTCTCCCTAATGGCATTTCTTAGTTGCCAATCTGATGAAGCACGATGAATCGGATCATCTTTAGGAATGGAATAATTCTTATAGCTAAAATATGGTTTTGCGTCCAACATATCTACCAGTTTCTCATAGGCATCACCATAGGCCCACGAATGGCTTATAAAAAGATTGTAGGTTGTCATGACTATACCTCCCCTAAATAAGTATTAGAACAAAAATTACAATATAACTCACAAAAAACAAAAGCGGCATACATTTCTCCAGATGCGTGCTTTCTATATAAAATCTTTTATTCTTAATGTTAATCCATTCATCATTAAAAGGTTGTGCTGGCAATTGTTTTTCAATTTCACAAATAACATCATATTTGGCTTGATTCAGTTTGCAGTAATTTCCTATTGATAGAAGCCAAATCAGACATAACACACATCCTAGCCCAAGCAACGGATATGCCTTTGAGTCCCAGATGACTGCGACAGTGGTAACTAATGCTAGGTGAAGAGTCACAAAAAGATTATTCATAGTGTCCCTTCTTGAGCTAACAGAATTTGCCATCTCGACGCATGTTTGCCATTGCGCCAGCAAGCTTTCAACATCTAATTCATCTAACCCATTATGACGCAATCTATTCTCTTTTTTCTTATCACTCATATTTCCTGTCACTCCATTGCAAATATGACACATCTTAAAACACACCATCTGTATCAAAGATGTGGTTAATCTCGTCGTTTGTCATGGCCTTGAGGACTTTGTCACGAATCGCACTCCTTGACATATCCAGCCGTTTAAAACGTTTGTTCCCGGCAACATCTCTATCCATACGGATAAGCTCAATTCGTCCAACACCAGGATTTTGCCGGGCATACTCAGCAAAACCCTTTGCCTTACCTAGATTATCGGCAAAATCTGGACTATGTGGTTCCAAGACATCTACGATATACCCTAGACGTTCGTCTCTTCGGATAATGAGAAAATCCGGATAGGCAGATTTCCATTCATTGTTCATCTCATAAGGAATGCAAAGTGCCCATGACTTGCGAGGCGGATTTCTGAGCCAACAGACATAATCCTCGCGCTGTTGTTCTTCTTTTAGAACGCCTGCTTCCCAATCATTAAGTTTAATTTTTGCAAAACCCTCATCATTAACAAACAAATGGTCGCTATACTTTTCTCCTCCGCTGATGTATTCAGCCTGTATGCGTTCCGGTAAGCGGAAGTTGTGTTTGCTCACCTGATCGCCGTCAGAAACAATCCGGCCATACTGCAGGCGAAAACTCTCATCAACTGTGATCATATAACGCCTATACTCGTCATTCAATTGATGAAACTTGTCTCTAGCGTAGATCTGTAGTTGATTTAAGTTTTCCTGATCGGCGGCAAAGAGGATAACATCAAGCTGATAGCTATCCGGATCAAGGGCATCAAAGTACTTGTTTCCATAGGCATGACCGACACCTTCTCCACCAAGTTTTACTTCCGCCTGACGAAATTGGCGCTCAATATCGGCATTCGTCGAGAAAAAAGATTGCTGCATGGGAAAATCTTTCACGCTCTCCCCAAACACATCAAAAACCTGCATGGATAGTTTAAACTCTTTTGCCTTCTCAACTAAATCGTTATATTTACCCTGCTCCCGCAACGTATGAATGTATTCACGAATTTTAATAATAATTTCACTGACAACTACTTCTTTAGCATCAGGATTAAGACCGGATTGTACTAGGAGCCTTGTCAGTTTAAAAAGCGATGTCAAATAATCATTGATACGAGTTTGGCGCACATGATAGGTAAGAAGTCCCGCATCGTTAATAAATTTGATGATTGCTTCTCGGTCGAGTGTATCCTCCGGCAAGATTTCTTCTTGGTCAGCTACTTGTTTGCTGGGAGAAAGATTTTTGTCCGATGAAGCAATAGCTTCTTCAGTAGATTCAAGTGAGGCATCGTCCGATAAAGGAACTGATTTTCTTCCATCAGTTGTATCAAGCTCATCTGCAGCTGCGTCTTCAAGTCTTACTGTTATGTCTTCTGCAGGAACATAATCAGCACCATGACTAATAGTAAGCCCTTCACCCGCCTTCGCAGATGGAGTAACGGCATCATCTCCCGTAGCCAGATCTTCCAAACTCATCTGACCAGCTACTTGAGGAACAGTTTTTCTCGTAAAGGATCTTGCCGGTTTTGCCGACCAGGTTTCGAATGTCTTTTCACCAATCTGCTCACCGTAAATATCCGTTGGAATTTCGCCGCCTTCACTTGCCTGCAAGGCCGTCACAATTTCTTCTACGGTATTACGCTCAAAGTAAGGCAAGAAGAGATGTACATCGTTAAGACTTTCATCAACTTGAATGCGCATCTGCATCGGTGTTCTAACCATGCGACCCAGAAGCTGGGCGATATATGTTGCGTCCCGAGCACGACGAAAAGACATCATCGTTTCTGCTCTAGGGCAGTCCCAACCTGTCGAAAGACTCTCTTTGAAGAAGACAAGTTTGATTTTTCTATTGTCATTGATACCGGAAGGTTCGGAATAGGGAACTTCTAGGCCATTGATATCAATGGTTTGCATCTCACCAAAGGCATGAACGACTTCACCTTTTTCAAAACGGTAGCCGGCTCTGCTCTCAATCGTACGCAAAGCTTCATCAAGATCAGTCTTGGAAATTTTACCGGAGACAGCATTTTCGACCTGAACAACAAAAATCGGATTGACATAAGCATAATGCTGTTCATAGCAATATTGCTGCCAATGTCGCCACTTCTTTCTCCACTCATCTGTTGCCGCCTGAAGAATGGCCATGTCTTTTCTAACCGCTGTTTCCTCGGGATAAGTGATGACGATGCGGTCTTTCAGAAGACCCGAAGCTCTCACCTCATCCGGCGTAACAATGACCTTATGAATGGTGGATGTTGTCCCTCTTACCAGACTGTTAAACCGTTCCGTAGTAGCCGACATACCGATAACAACAGGCATCGGTTCAAGTCCATCTTCCGGACTGCCTTTTAGAAATTTCTGCATGATGGTGGTTGCTTTACCAGCTTCTCTTCCAAGCATGCCACGATGTGCTTCATCGATTACGAAGTAAAGACGATCTGATTTCTCTCTGGCAGTATTTCTAAGTGTCTCCCAAATTATGTACTGTCTATTATCACCGTGCTTTGTAAGATTAGAACTCTTACCAAGTTTTTGCGTGTTCAGAAAATATATGTGACCGTCATCTAAAATCTCCTGGTCGAAAGATTCGTCTGTGATGGTGACACATTGTGAAATGGCAATCTTATCCGCCTTGCCATCAATCTTATCTTTTGATTGTTGATTGAGCTCCGGTGAATCGGAAAGCCATACTATGATTGCTTCAGGTTGCTCAGGATACCGCTCATCACCAAAGAAGATCGCTTCAAAAAGTGCTGCCATGATAATCGTCTTGCCGGAACCTGTTGGAGCTGTAAAAGAGACAACTTGCGGTGTATGTGTCCTGCGATAACTCCCTAATGCTTCCGCCGTGTTCATACGGAGATTTTGTAAAGCCTTTCTTTGAAAGGGGAATAGTTCAACTAACATGATTATTTCCTCCCCGTATTAATTCTAAAATTATCCAAGTAATCTCGATAGAGTTGATAGCTTGTTTTTACTTGAAGTTTGGTTACCATCTCTCGATATCCTGGTTCGGAGTCCGTCACGATAAAAACAGTTTCAATCTCAGGTGTCTCTTTAATCTTCTCTAGGAATTCCGGGAAGTCCCTTTCATCAGTCAAAACGGCAAAACGGTTGTCGGGCAAGATAAGCATTTTCGGAATCGTCTCACCCTTAATCTGTGGACACATGCCGATCGAGCCTGCCTTCATCCACAATACAGAAAGCAGTTCTTTAAATTGCCTTCCCAGGGCAACAGCTGTTTTATCAAGAAAGCCAAGCTTGAAATAGATAGCGTTACTCCTAAAACCATCTGCCATCTTCATTTCTGACATTTTTTCATCATCAGGAACATTTTTTCTTAACCGATAAAGCTTCCCGCGCACAGGTTTATCCGTCTCAGAAATTTTTAGTTCTTCTTCAACTTCTTGGTACTCATCATGATAGGTACCATAGTCACCTTTGAGGGGATTCCCGTTTATATCTTTCCCTTTAATGCTGCAAGTTGTTCTTGGCCAAGTTACATAGCGGGCGATACCCAGTTTTTCCCATTCCTTATCGCCAGGCTGATATCCTTGCTTGGTAAGATTAATGGCTTCACTGTCGGAAACCTCATTATTTGTCACTAAAATACAGCGACGCTGACCGCCATCCTCGGCATTTAAAAGATTGACTGCATGAAGGGTTGTGCCTGATCCGGCAAAAAAGTCAAGAATTAGGGCATCGGGCTTGTCCGCAACAAAAAAGCGAATAGCATCACGGACAGCGTAAAGAGATTTAGGAAAATCAAACCGTTTCCCAATAATATTTTGCAACAACTTACTTCCGAATTCTGTCGCATTATGTGCTGAAATCCACCATTGATTGTTTGGAATAAATTCTTTTACATAATCCTCGTCATCAAAAATTAAGGAGCCATCTTCTTGTTTCCCTTTAACTTTTATTTTTCCGTTTTCTACTTTCTTCTGCCAACCAGCAGATATATATCTTATTGAAGCCTCATTTCTTGTTTGAGTGCTAATACGTGCATACCCCTTACTCTGAAGCTCAACGAATTTATCTTTCGAATACTGCCACCTTCCCTCGGTTCCATCTTTGCGAATCGGGAATAATGCAATTTGTCCCTCTGGAACTTTCACTGTATGTCTATCTGTGCCTAAAGGAACAACATCTCCCACACCACAAAACCGTTTTTTGTCTTCAGAAATAAAAATAGGATAAAAACAACCGGGAGAATCGCTTCTTGAAGAACCAGTTCCGCTTCTCATTAGACTACCCCATCTTAGTTTTCTCGTTGTAGATGTCTTTATATTTCCTTCCCATTCATCATTTAATGGAAAAGGGTGTGGGCAGGCATTTCCGAAACGCACAAAAAAGATATATTCATTAACTCTAAAAAACTCATCTCTTGCGGTCCCCTTGGAATTAATAGCACTACTAATCATTTGAAGTTTCGCTTCTGGAAACAACTCCTCCAGCAAGCACCCAAGATGTAAATATTCTTTTTCGTCAATTGTACAAATCAAAACAGAGTCTTCAGGATTTAACAGCTTCTTTGCCAGCTTCAGACGTTTTTCCATCATAGAGAGCCACTTTGAATGGCGATAGCTGTCAGAACTGTCTACATAGTCATTGTTATATTTCCAGTCCCTTGCACCCGTATTATAGGGCGGGTCTATGTAAATACAATCAACTTTTCCAGCATAAAGATATTCTAAAAGCTGTAAGGCATGGTAATTGTCTGCTTCGATCAAGGTATGCCAAAGGTCACTGTCCGGTGCATTAGAAATGGAATCAACAAATTGCAAATAAGGATATATCGGCTCACCAAACTCTGCGGTCGTGACTAAATCCTTCAGGGTAAATACTTTTTCCTGTCCATCGCCCTTACTCACACAAAGCACTTGCTCCCCTTGGATATCTTTGACAATGTAAAGTTCGTCGATGCTTCCATTCTTGAGGGAAACAGTACCACCAACTTTAACGGGCACTTCGTAAAGAGGAGTACACTCGGGCAGGTGATTTTCAAAAACGAGGCCGAATTTTTTCTGTTGGGTCAATTTATCAGCTTCTGCCTGGATACGCTTGCGCAAGCTCTCATCCTTAATTTGTTTAATCAGATCATCAATAATCGCCATCAGACATCACCCTCATCAATAAATTCCAAAATATCATCCACACCGCAGTCAAGCGCTCGGCAGATTCTTTCAATACTGTCGAGCGAGATGTATTTTCTTCGCTTTATCTGCGTCATTACATTCCCGGAAAAACCAGCTTTATTAATGAGTTCAGAATTGCTCATCTGCCGGTCGATTAAAAGATGAAATAATCTATCATAGGATACTGCCATAAGATTTTCCTTTCGCTCTCTAGCAACTATGACTATTCTATCATCCTTGCGTGAATATTTCTATGATGAAATGATTTTCTGACTGTTTTTATTTTGTTCCTGCACAAACACACGGGCTGTAGCAGGCTGTAGCAGGTTTTTTCAGTTCTCTCTATATTAAGCGAAATATAGAGCTATATAGAAAATCCTACTACAAGCTGCTACAAAACAAAAATCCCCAGCAAGTGTGTTAGGAATCGGCGCTCTAAGTTCAACTTAGGGCGTTTTATTTTTTGTAAAGAGATTTCTTTACCCGTTCAAAAAAGCCCTTTTCCCTGCCTACAGAGTGAGAGGAAGAATCTCACGCCCTATATCCAACATAGGTCGTCAGAAAAATTACTCAAAGCCATCCCTTCTGTCCAAGGGGAAAGTGAAGGGAATTCTCCTTCCATACAAAAAGAGAACGGGTTAAAGCATGAACAAAACAAATTATCAAAGAAGTTGCCCAAAATCACTCTCTTTGTCCAAGGGGAAGGTGAAGGGAGTTCTCCCTCAATACAAGAGAGAGCAGGTTGAAGCATGTACGAGCAAATAGCAAAAGATATAAAAGAAAACGGCAGGTTCTGTCTCTGGCGTTATGAGAAGCAACAAGGCAGACGAACGAAAGTGCCCTATCAGGTAAGTGGACAGCGGGCAAGCAGCAGGAATATTCAGCATTTCACAAGCTTTGAGGAAGTTATAAAAGCCGTACCCCGGCATGACGGCATCGGTATGGGCGTTTTCTCTCCCTTTGCCGCTGTGGACATCGACGACTGTGTCAAAGACGGGAAACTCTCGGAGCTGGCGGAGTATGTTATCTACACGCTTGATTCCTACACGGAGTACAGCCCGTCGGGAAAGGGAGTCCGCATCATATTGAAGGTTAAGGATTTCACCTTCGACAAATCCCACTATTACATCAATAATCGCAAAATCGGTTTAGAGGTCTATGTGCCGGGTGCGACAAACCGTTTTGTCACCTTGACTGGAAACACAATCCAAGCGATTGAGCCGGCATACCGGGATGAGGAACTGCAGCTGCTCTTTGACCGCTATATGAAGCGAGACGAACAGTTCTCTTCTTTTCAGCGTAGCGTTCCCGGCAGCTACCTTGAAGACGAATCCGTCATCCGGAAGGCACAAAAGAGCAGACAAAAGGCAAAGTTCCTAAAACTCTGGCAGGGCGAAACAAAAGGCTATGCCAGCCCAAGTGAAGCCGACCTTGCCCTGTGCTCCATGCTCGCTTTCTGGTGCGGCGGAGATACGGAGCAGATGGATCGCATCTTCAGAAAGTCCGGACTCATGCGGGATAAGTGGGAGCGGGACGATTACCGCAAGTCTACGCTTGATAGAGCCGTAAAGTCATGTACTTCCTTCTATAAGCCTGTACGTGCCCTCTCTGCAGCAGACGACTTCAACAACATCTCCGGACAGCTGCAAAGCTTCGATCTCCTAAACAATTCCCGCTACCGCTTCGGCGATATCGGCTTCGGCAGACTCTTTGCTGATGTGTACAAGGACATCTGCCGCTTCGTACCGGAGCGAAAGAAATGGTATGTCTTTAGCGGCAAATGCTGGCAGGCGGATGTGGGAAGCCTAAATGCAATGGAGCTGTGTAAGAGTTTAGCGGACGGCCTCCTGCAATACGCCCTCACCATCAATGAAGAGCATCTGCGGACGAACTTCCTCAAAGAGTGCGGCAAATGGCAACAGCGCCGATTTAGGGAAACCTATCTCAAAGAAGCCCAGAGCGTCTATCCCTTGCCTTTCAAGACCTTTGACCAGGATCGCTATCTCCTGAACTGTCAAAACGGCACGCTCGATTTAAGGACGATGGAGTTCCATGAACACAAGGCTTCGGACTTTTTAAGCAAAATCGCAGGAGCATCCTACCTGCCCGATGCTCACTCCGAGCGTTTTGAAAGATACATCGACGAAATCATGAGCGGCGATCAGGAAAAGGCCAAGTTCCTGCAAAAGTCTATAGGCTATGCCGTCACGGGAGATACCCGGCATGAATGCCTCTTCTTCCTCTACGGCGAAACCAGCCGCAACGGCAAAGGAACGCTCATGGAAAGTGTGCTTAAGGTTCTGGGCGACTACGGCAAAGCCGTCCGGCCTGAAACCATTGCCCAGAAACGCTTTTCAAACAGCCAGGCACCAAGCGAGGATATCGCCAGGCTGGTCGGTATCCGTCTTGCCAATATCTCGGAGCCGGGACGAGGACTGCTGTTAAATGCCGCACAGGTCAAAACCATGACGGGAAACGACACTCTGAACGCCCGCTTCCTCCATGAGAACAGCTTTGACTTCGAGCCGCAGTTCAAGATCTACATCAACACCAACTACCTGCCTGCCGTAAACGACATGACGCTCTTTTCAAGTGGCAGGGTGCTCATCATTCCCTTTGACCGCCATTTTTCTGAATCGGAACAGGACAAAAGCCTGAAGGAACGCTTCGCAAAACCGGATGTGCAAAGCGCCATTTTGAACTGGCTGATCAAAGGCTACCAGCTCTTGTGCGAAGAGGGCTTAAAACCGCCCAAGGCTGTACTTGAGTCTACAGAAAGCTATGCCCTTGAGAGCAACAAGGTCATGCAGTTTTTGGAAGATCAATTAATTCAAGATCCGGATGCGGAAACAAGGACGGCCGAAGTCTACGACGCTTATCGCGCCTGGTGTGTAAGAAACGGCCTCTTTCCTGAAAACAACCGGAACTTCAATCATGAGCTTCGGAAAGTTGCGAATGTCACAAGAAAGCGGCCGAAGACGGGCGGCAATCCTACCACACTGCTCTTAGGCTACAGGCTGAATGCCGAGGACTTTCTCTCATGAACACACGGTCTGTAGCAGGATGTAGCAGGTTTTTTCAGTTACCTCTATTTAGACGAAATAGAGAGATATATAGAAAATCCTGCTACAAGCTGCTACAAAGCAGATTTCTCCCGGAACTGTGTCTGAGCGGACGGCCTAAGTTCAGCTTAGTCCGTCAAGGATTACTCAAAACCTCCCTTTCTGTCCAAGGGGAAAGTAGGGAGACATCTTCCGGCAATAAACGCTGTGGACAAACGTGTCGCCCGCCCTGAACAAAAGACAAGAAAAATCGGCAAAGAAAGGAGGAAAGCAATATGCAGGATTTTTCAGAACAAAACCCGATGGTCGTCGATAACAAGAAGTACCGCTTCTACTGCCAGCTAAAAGATATGTACCAGCGTCCGGTCTTTGTCTACCAGAGCAAGGAAGCAAGTCCCTGCAACTGGCGTATCTGCTTCGGCTGGACGTCGCTGCATTTTAGGACATACCGGGAAGCGATGGACTACTGCAAAAGGCGGGGCTTTACCGCTCCAAACGGCGAACCTCTGCCCTGACCCCAGGGGGATGTCAATCTCTACAAAGGGAATCTCGTGCAACGGGCGGTGGGCTTCGCACAAAAAAAGTTTAATTCAAACGGGGGATTAACCCCCAACAAATTTTAGGAGGAATTTACCTATGTTAAACACAAACATTTACAAATCAGAATTTCAAGATATGCTGCGCAACCGCAGTAAAGACGGTAACGCCTTAAAGGAAGGCCTGGACACAACGAGCGGCGGCTATCTGATGCCGGGTTACGATGCGGACAATTTCTATCAGGCGATGGAAAAGGACTGCCTGTTCAGGAAGTATGCGACGAAAATCGCTCTTGACCGGACAGACGGTACGATTATCGCTGTTGCTTCCACAGGTACGGCAGAAATAACGGGCGAAGGCCAGCTCTATCCTGTGGACGCCGACAGCATCGCAAAGATTCCCTACGGCTCATTCAAGATCGCTTCGCTCTGCAAACTCTCCCAGCAGTTCATAAGCGATACGAAGTTCGATCTTGAAACCTACCTCATGCGGGAATTTGCCAGACGCTTTGCCCGTGCGGAGGAAAAAGTCCTGCTCACAGGAACGGGACAAGACGAGCCGCAGGGACTGCTGAACACTGCCGATACCGTATCCACGGCAGGGGCAGGCCAGGTCACCTTTGACGATGTGGCAACGCTCTACTTCTCCCTGGCTGCGGAATACCGGAAAGATGCCGTTTGGATTATGAACGACGAGACGGCTTTCACACTACGGATGCTAAAAGACCAGAACGGTCATCCTTTCTGGGAGCATGGTCAAGATAGGCTCTTCGAAAAACCCGTTCTCATCAGCCCGTATATGCCTACCATCGCAAGCGGGGCCAAGCCGATTCTCATCGGTGATCTGTCCTACTACTGGCTCTTACAGAGGCAGGAGCTGACGATTAAGCCCTTGTTCGAGCTTTTCACAGGCGAAGGTCAAGTCGGCTATGCAGCCTATGAGCGTCTGGACGGAAAACTCATCCGGCAGGATGCCGTTCGTACGCTGACGGTCGAATAAGCCTAAGTCCTGCTTAGGCTTGGCAAATAACCCTATGTTCAGCATAGGCTTCAGGCAAAAAGTCTAGATTAAAACTAGGGTTAAAGGCTCGGGAGCCTTGTGTAGATACATCCCGGTTCCCGAGCCGATTTTTCAAACAGGTGATGCTATGGAAAAGAGAGATTTAGAAAAGAATGTCCTTTGCTACCAATCGCTGATGGCGCTCCTCTTTTCCCTTTATGAAGAGGAGGAAATGGACGAGTCCTTTATCCGGGAAGCAGAGGAAATCATCGCTGAAAGAAGCGGACTTTCCGAGAAAAGTATTTTCCGCTATGACCTTGATAAATAAGGCGTTCTGAGTGATGTATATACATACCTATTATAGAGGAGGTGGAGAATGCGAACAGTAGAAGAATTACCGATTAAAAAGAATGCGGAAACAACAAAAACAAAAGTCGCTGCCTACGCCCGTGTGTCTACAGGAAAAGATGCCATGCTGCACTCCCTCTCGGCTCAAGTCAGCTATTACAGCAGGATCATTCAACAAAGGGCGGACTGGGAGTATGTCGGCGTGTATGCCGATGAAGGCATCTCCGGCACAAAGGAAACGAGAGAAAATTTCCAGCGGATGCTGGACGATGCAAGAGAAGGGAAGATTGATTTAATCCTCACCAAGTCCATCTCCCGCTTTGCCAGAAACACACTGCTTCTTCTCGAGACAGTACGGGAACTGAAAGATATCGGTGTCGCTGTGTATTTCGAGCGGGAGAAGATTAACAGCCTTACAGCGGACGGTGAGCTGATGCTCTCGCTCCTTGCTTCCTTTGCTCAAGAAGAGAGCTTATCCGCCAGAGAAAACAGCCGCTGGAGCATTAAGAAGCGTTTTGAAAAGGGTGTAATCGTCGGTATGGCGCATCTCTACGGCTATGACTTCATCGACGGAAAACTCGTCATAAACGATGAGGAAGCCGAAGTCGTCCGCATGATTTATCGGGACTATATTTCCGGGATGCAGAGCGGCGAGATCATCGAAAAGCTCAATGCCCTCGGCATACCGAAGAAGCTCGGCGGCAAATGGAAGCCGGGCGATATTGCGAGGTTCTTTAACGAAAAACACACAGGCAGCGCTCTTTTACAAAAGACCTACAAGGATGATGCCGTGTGTTCAAAGACACATATCAACCGGGGAGAAAAAGACTTCTATCTGGCGGAGAATACGCATGAAGGGATTATTGATAAAGAAACCTACAGAGCCGTGAAAGAGGAAGTAAAACGCCGTACATCAAATAAGAATCCGCCGAAGACTATACCGAAATACCCCTTCCGCAAGATGATCCGCTGTGGAGACTGCGGAGCAAACTTTAACCGCAAAAAGACCAAGACGGAGGTCTTCTGGCGCTGTGTGGCAAACTTGGGCTGCAAGGACTACAAATGCTCCATGAAAGGCGTGCCGGAGCGGATATTGGAGGAGCTTGTTGCCAGGGCTTTGCATCTCGCTGAATTTGATGGCGATGTCTTCCGGGAGAAAGCAAAGGAAATCATCATCCCGGAAGCAAACAAGGTCAGGATTATCCTCAAAAACGGCAAAGAGAAAGAATACAGCTGGCAGGACAGGTCACGCTCGGAGTCCTGGACAGCGGAGATGCGGGCTGAAGCTGCTAGAAAAAGTAGAGAAAGGAACAAGAAGTGAGCCGGGGAAGCAGAAAAGTTACGGTTATTAAAGCGAAGAAGAATCTTCCCGGCACTTCGCTGAAGGGGAAAATCGGCAAGCGGAAAGTTGCCGCTTATGCCCGTGTGTCTACTGACAGCGATGAGCAGCTTAACAGCTATGAAGCACAGATCAGCTATTACACGGACTACATCAAACGCAGGAGCGACTGGGAGTTTGTTAGGATTTATACGGATGAAGGTATCTCCGGCCTGAACGCCAAGAAGCGTGAGGGCTTTCAGGAGATGATCAGCGATGCTCTTGACGGTAAGATTGACCTCATCATCACGAAGTCCGTTTCACGCTTTGCCAGAAACACAGTCGATACCTTGACCTATGTCAGGAAGCTGAAAGAGAAGCAGGTCGAGGTCTATTTTGAAAAAGAAAACATCTATACCCTTGATTCCAAGGGAGAACTCCTCATTACGATTATGAGTTCCTTGGCACAGGAGGAAAGCCGCTCCATCTCGGAGAACGTCACCTGGGGCATCCGAAAACAGTTCTCCGACGGCAAGGTTATGATGCCCTACAAGAGCGTTCTGGGCTTCAGAAAGGGCGAAAACGGACTGCCTGAGATTGTTCCGGAAGAAGCAAAGATTGTACGTTATATCTATCGTCTCTTCATGAAAGGCATGACGCCTTATGGGATTGCCAGAAGGCTTGAGGAAGAAAAGATCCTCTCGCCGACGGGCAAAGAGAAATGGTATTCCAGCACGGTCGCCAGTATTTTACAAAATGAAAAATATCGGGGTTCCGCCCTGTTACAAAAGAAATATACAGTGGATTTTCTAACGAAAAAGCAGAAAGTGAACGAAGGCGAAGTACAACAGTACTACATAGAGGACAGTCATCCTGCCATCATTGAGCCTGAGGAATTTGACCTTGTGCAGGCAGAGTACGCCAGAAGAGAAAATCTGGAGACCTATTACAGCAACAGCACGCCTTACTCATGCAAGCTTGTCTGTGGCGACTGTGGCACCTTTTACGGCTCAAAGGTTTGGCACTCCAACACGAAGTACAAGCGAACCGTCTGGCAGTGCAATGACAAGTTCAAGAACGAGGAAAAGTGCGGCACACCGCATCTTTACGAGTCCGAGATTCAAGAATCCTTCGTTGAAGCACTCAGCTTGTTTTTAGCCGATAAAGAAAAGCTCCTTGTCCACTGCCGGGAATTAAGAAATGAATTAACCGATTGCTCAGAAGAAGAAACCAGGCTTAAAGAGCTGGCTCAGGAGATGGAGGTGGTGGCAGAAATCATCTCCCGGATTGTAAATGAGAATGCCACTCGTGCCCTTGATCAGGAAGACTACCAGAAGCGTTATGACACGCAGGTGGAACGCTATGAAGCCTTGCGGGCGGAGTTTGAGGAACTGGAGTCTGCCATTGAGGACAAGAATCATCAAAGCTCCATCCTAAGCGGCTTTATGTTTGCCATCTTTGATGATGACATCTTACCCGTCAAATTCTCAAACACGCTCTGGATGAGTACTGTGGACACAGTGAAGGTAAAGAACGATAACACCTTGCTGTACCGCTTCAAAGACGGCAGTGAAATCTCGCTACCCATTCCGGACAGAAAATAAGCTCAAAAACAAAAGAACGCAGTTACCAATACAGGAAATTGTATCAATAACTGCGTTCTAGGTTGG